CAATTATGGCACGTACAATACAATCCCCAGGAGTAGAGGTCAAAGAAGTAGATCTGTCTTTGCGCCCAAATTTACCCATCGGAACCACGGTATTTATACCTGGTTTCTCGAACCAAGGACCTACAGATGAGCTGTTGAGCATCAGTAGCCTGAGTGAGTTCGAGCAAGTTTATGGGTTACCAACAAACGCAGCAGAGAGATACATGTATCACTCTGTCAAAGCTGTGTTTCAGAGCCCAGCAAACGTACTGGTATCAAGACTACCATACGGCACAGGTGCTGGCTCCACAGTAGCCGATCGTTACAGTGTTCAAGTTTATCCAGTGATACCTAGACCTATTATATATGATAGTGGTACACACGGCTCAACAGACGATGATCGTATCGATTCTATCGCGGTCAACACACAAGATTTAGCATGGAAATCAGAATTTAGTAGTGGTACATCTTCAGCTGATTGGACGATCAGCGAGACAAATCCAGGTGGTGATCTGGTTGGACATACATTAGCAGATGCGATCACCACAATTCTATCCGGCAGTAATGAAACAATTGATCTCGTGAAAGGAACCGGTTCCTTCACACTCAGTGCTGAAGCCGAAGCCGGTACGTTGTTTGAAAACATCGGAGAAGAACTTTACCGTGTTGATGTTGTTTCTGATTTTATATCTGAGGCTGTAAACACAGTAGGATGGGACTTAAGCGCGAGTGACCGCTACTATCTCGGTGAACCTAGCAACATTGAGCTCACAGCTGATGAATATCAGAAAACTGTGAAGGGTCAAGTCAAATTGAACGCAAGCAAAGCCGGTAAAGTCTCAAATCAAAAATTCTCAACATACGCTGATTTGGAGTCCAATGGAGGTGCTGGACTTATCGTTATCAACAACAAGAAGTTTGTTGTCAATGAAAAGTTTGAAGGGTATTACCTTGGTATTTCTGACAACACGAACTTGAACCCAGCGAGTGATTTTGATAGTGTCGGTAAACTAAAATCTTTGAGCAAAGCACTCGGAGGCACTTCCGGTGGATATGTAGATGTGCCTGATGAGAATGCTGGTAGTTTAAGCCGATTGACCTTCTCATTAAGTGCTGGTTTTGCTTTTGATGAAAACGGAAACAAACAACAAATCGGACTTGATGGTAGTATCAGTGAAGTTCTTGAAAACTTGAGTGAATTTGACTTGAGCACAGCTGAGTTCAATGACGTTTTAACAATTGGAGTTTTCAAAATTCGTCAATCAACACTCGAACCAGATGCAACCAAGCTCGACTTTGTTCTTGCTGACAGCATAATTGGTAGTGTCAATGGATTTCGTGAACGTTTCAATTCTGATGGTGGTACAGCTGTATCATATTTCATCGAAAATGAAGCAGAGAAAAGCAACAACCTGTTCTTGCGTGTGAACGACGGTATATCATCACAAGCTGGTAATTGGTTAGATGAAACAGGATATCCAACACGTAAAATCAGGGTATTACCATCAAAGGATGTGCGTACTTCTGAGGAGCTAGGGTTAGATCCAACAAGTACAGATGGAAAATCAGTTGATTTGAAAGTCGATCAAATGTTCATCAACAAAATGGAAGGTGATCTTGATCGCGGTTATCTCAAGTCATGGCAAGCTTTGCAACGCAACGGGTCAGCTACAATCAAGCACGCTAACAACATGTATCCACATGGTGTGTATCGCAAGCAATTAGCTCAAGCCAAAGACACCGGTAATATACCATCCAAGCTGGAGAGAATCTTCGAGCTTGCGGACAACTTTGATTTGTTTCCTATTGATATTACTGTTGAGGCCGGTCTTGGTACAATATATGTTGGTACTAACGGTGGTCAAGAAGCATACTTTGATGATGAGAAATATTTCTCACTCGGAGAGTGGAACACACAAGGTGGAGCCTCCGGTACTGGATTATACACGACTAAGATCATTGACAACAGAGTTGAGGTTGAAGGAACAGAATATCCAGGATTGTTGGATCATTATGACACAATCTTCAACACATTCAAGAGCTTCAGTCAATTCGCCAGGAAAGACAACATTTTCATTGCCGATCCGCTGAGATACATCTTTGTGCAAGGTAGAGCCACAAAAACACTGACCAACAAACAGCGTGAAAGTGGAATAAGTTTTTCACAGCACATTTACTGGCCGTTGCGCCACATGATGACCGGTGGTACCAAGAACAGTAGTTATTGTACAACATACGCTAACTGGGCTTATACCAATGACAAGGCGAGTAATCGTGGAGTTTGGGTACCAATGAGTGGTTTCGCCGCAGCTGCAATGGGTAATACTGACAGTAATTTTTATCCATGGATCGCCCCAGCTGGGTTCACTCGTGGATTGCTGAGTGGTGTACAGGACATCGCATTCTACCCAAAACAGAAAGAGCGTGATCAATTATACAAAATCGGTCTCAATCCAGTAGCAAACTTTCCAAACGAAGGATTCGCAATCTTTGGTCAGAAAACAATGCAAGCCAAACCAAGCGCGTTCGATAGGATCAACGTGAGAAGGTTGTTCTTGTACTTGCAGAAAGCCACCATGAACACAGTGAAATATTTCGTTTTTGAACCAAACACATTGTTCACCAGAACACAAGTGCTCAACGTGTTACGACCAATATTCGAGGAGGTGAAAAACACTCAAGGAATGTACGATTACTTGATCGTGTGTGACGAGAGAAACAACTCACCTGATGTTATTGACAGAAACGAGCTAGTTGTGGATATTTACATCAAGCCTACTCGTGCTGCAGAGTTCATCTTAGTGAACTTCTACGCCACCAGAACTGGTCAAGACTTCAGCGAATTAGTCGCCTAACCATAAATAATTAAAAGGATTTAATCATGCCAGACGTAAGACAAACAATATCAGATTTCTATAGAGTCGCTCAAGAAAGAGATTTCAGCCGCGATTTTCAGTTTAGAGTACTTAACATTCAGAGCGCTGACGGAAGCTTCACAATAACTGAAGATGATCTAGTATATGCTCGTAGTGGTAGCATACCAGGACGTAACATAAACGTGTCTGATGCACCCTACATGGGACTGAACTTCAAGATCCCTGGAGGAGCCACATATAGTGGTGAATATGCATTGACATTCTATAGTGATCGTGTGGATAGTCTGAGAACATTGTTGTTGAACTGGACCCGCGACACATTTGATGATGCTACAAGCACTGGTAATTATTTTATCAGCAAGGAATCATCGATCGTTGACCTCGTGCAGCTCGACACACAGTTGAATCGTGTGAGTCAATTCACATTGGTAGGTGCATTTCCAACTAGTGTAGGTGATGTTACATACGACCCAACTGGAACTGGTGCGCCTGTGACATTCGATGTGACGCTCGGTTACCACTACGTTCGTAGCGAGAAATTCCAAACACTTTAATGGTTAACATCTAGTGTTAGCAAGAGAG